AATTTATCGCCGTTGTTATAGAAAACATTGTTATGCTCTATACTAAAGTCTAATCTCCATACAGTATGTAGTCCTTGATACTGTTTTCCAAAGCCATAATCAACTACATCTTGTGCCATAAACACCTTCACCTTGGTGTTAATTGGCTGACTGCGTAGCCCTATACTTTGTATTAGTGTGTTAAGATTCTGCTGTTGATTAAATTGTAAATTGTTGTTACGATTTACATCTGTTTGTGTTATGTCAACTAAACTAAAGGCAGTATAGATCATCGAAACGAGCGAAATACTTGTTTTTGATCAACTGGCGTGCCAAAGCTATCTTTTGCAAATGATTTACCTAGTGCATATCCTCCAGCAATTCCTGCCGCAGCGCCTGCTATTTTTGCTAGTGTGTCACTGCCACGCATACGTGGTGCTTCTGCATTACCTGCATTTTTAATCATTAGACCTTGGGTACGTCCAATATCTCTGATGTAACTGTATAGTTCACTTCTCAGTGCTTTGTTTCTATAGTATTGATTCATTCTTGTTATGACTAAACTCTTTTGCATGTTGTTGAGCCTAGGCCAATTTTGTGCTAGTCGTCTGATACTTCTATAGTTGCTGTTTTGAATGTCTAGTCCTCTTTCTAATCTCATAAAGAAAGTTTCAGGACTTGGTATAGCTCTTCCTTGCTTCATGTTATTTAAAAACTGTCTTATCTGCATTTCTGGTAAATTAACTCTAGAATTTTGCATTTGATTTTTTGCGCCAGCACCGCTCATTCCATTTTTAAGACTTGCAAGTGCTACGTGTAAATCAGTGCCACCTTGTTGATAGTTAAAATTACTACCATATTTCATTGTGCGCTGGGCATATTCTTTTGCGGCAGGAGCCATATCATAATCATGACTCATAATATATAAACTAAGCATGTTCATAAATGCAAGATCAGCCATATCTCTACTACTGCTGCCTTCTACACGTTGTTTGGTTCTAAACAAACGACTTTCATTAAGATCTTTGATAAATCCATACTGTGACTTTTTATCTTCACTCATAGTGTGGCCTCCTTCGATCTCTGCCCATTGTTTTGCTGTATACTTTTCCATACTAGTATTTACCTTAATTTGGAGTCCAGCGATGACGTGGTACTAGTTTGATTTTATCCCTAGTAGCAACATATCCTTCGCCGCCTTTTTGACCTTTTGTAGTTGCTGTAACATCACTGCCCGCATTATCCAATTGGTCAATTATATTGTTTTTAATTGTTTGAATCTTTACTACAAGCTCTAGTATAGCATCTAACCCTTTATCGTCACCTGCCATAAGTTTTGCTTGCTGTCCTTGGCTGACTTTGCTGGTTTTTAGCCAATCATAAAATCCTGTCCTGAGTTGGTCTAACTTACCTTGCTTGGTCATTTGGTTAACATAGTTATAGAGTATTGCATCTTTTCTACTCAGTCCCTGTTCCGGCGCTAACCAATTGTTTATTATTTGTGCGTTCGCATTTGCCGTACTAACTATATCCTGAACGTCACTTGTATCAACTTTGGGTTGATGTGTTACATAGGTTTGCCCTAGTACCACTACATCCTTGCTGTTAACACTGTTGGTATCTTTAATTGGTGTACCTTGTTTATCACCAAATGCGTCATGGTATGTGTGTGCAACAATACCCACGCTACTGTTTGCTATGCGTTGTCCTAGTTTACTATTTGGATCAACTGTGTATGTAACATTGTTAGGTGTAAACTGTATACCTTGTTCTGTTTTTGCAAAAGGCTTACGTGGTGTATACAGCAAATCTCCGTACACATATCCACGCATATCAGCAGGAGTGTTTCTTTCCAACGTATCAAACACACCTGCCATGTCACTAGCAAAGTCTTTACGCCAATCTTCTCCTTGTCCGGAGTTCATAATAAAATCTGCTAGAGCACCACTGCTGGTTGATTTATTTTTTCCCCAACCATTTTTACCTGTCATTACAAATTGACCGTCTGGTTCACGTCCCCAAAACAATGTTGGATTACCGTCCCATTTAATGCTGACATCTTTAGAATCTTGACCTAGGCGTGTGAGTATCTCTGCGGCTTTGAGTGCGCCTTTGCTACCTTCAAATGTAACTAGATCTTCTAAGTGATTATACTCTCTACCTTTTTGTGTAGCTTCTGTTAAAAACTGATTGGCTCTCATTAGTCAAGTTCTTTCCAATTTGGATCATTGCGAAGATCAGCAAGTAGTGCATCGCCTGCTTCTTTACCCAATGCGGCTAGTATCTGCTCCACACTGCCAATGTCTTTTCCTGTGGCATTTGGGCCTAGTAGTGTACGTGCTACTTCGTCAATGTTGTTGGTTATTAGGTCTGCTTTTTTACCGTTAGCATCTCTGTTGAATAATCCTTGGTAAGGTGACCATAACATATTTTTGCTCTTAGCAATATTTGCTAGTGCAATCTGTTTGTTTACGCCTTTCCACTTTGAACCTTGTGGAATACTGTGTGTATGAAACTTTGCAGCATTATCAGCATTTGGTACAACCATAATATCTACTTGGTGTGTGTTGTCACCTACAGGTATTTCGATATGTACACTGGTGCCACTTTGCCCAGTATTAAGTCCTGCTAAATCAAATACTTGACGTAGCTTTTGTCTAATAACTTTGTCTGGTTGATCTTCCATATTAAAGTGTTGTTTAAGTTGATCTACATCAACAATCATATCCAAGTCTCCACTTACTTTACCTGGAGTTGGAGTTGCGCCGCTTCCAATTGGAATAGCAGTACTGCCAGTTTTTTGTAATACACTGTTTACAGTTTTCATAATTTGAGGAATTATTTTGTGATCAAAGCTCACACTATCAGGAAATATATTGCCGCCTTCTTTAATAGGAGCATTATCAAATAAACTTCTTTGTCTTATTCTTTTAAGTCGGCTTCCACGTTTTTTACGTTTCTTAGTTCCGCCTAGTATGTCTGCTATCTTCATTTACTTTACCAATTCCTCTTTGAAACTTACGTGGATCTTTGGTTCTTATGCTGTTAATCAAACGCTTGTTTAAATCTGCGGCTGTTTCAACATCAAAACTTTCATTGATCAGATTGATCAAGTTTATCGCTGTAACAATCACTTGTTGTGCATTTGACTCAACAATATGCTTTTTGTCACGTTTTGGTGACATAGCATTAATTTCTTCCAATAATGATCTTGTTTTACGCTTCATCTTAGTAGTATTTAGTAAATATTGTTGCTGGAGCATTGGTGACAAGCACTTATGGCAGTTGCAGAGAAATTGATTCTCAACATAGGACCAACCATTAAAAATAAGAGCAAATCATCAATGGCAATGCAAACACAAAACACAGGCTCAACTAGGCTCATATTAATGACTCAACTTATACACCGTGTTTGCTGTTCGGAATCATATAATAGATATAGATAAGGTCGACTGCACCTTTGCTTCAGCGCACATCATACTCAAAGTTTTGACAGGTACTGTGTTTGGCTACAAGCCTAGCACCATTCTTTATATGAAAATTCCTTGCCATATCTGTTAGCGGACTTAGTGTAACAAATCTTTTAACCCAAGGCCGTTGATTTTTGATTCGCTCTGCTACTCCATTTACTATTTCCCTTCCTGCTCCTCGCTGATAACTCCATACAGTATAAAATACTGCACAATTCAATCCTACCCACTTCATATCTGTTTCGCTAGTAGGCACTTCGTCCATGTATGCTACACATATACATGCAGCAATCTCTCCGTCACGTTCCAACACATACACTTCTCTGCCGCTACGTGTGCGCCATTCTTTGCCAATGTGTGGTCTAACTGGATCGTTCTTAATGTGTTCTAATTCTTGTTCAGTTGCTAATCTGATCACTCGCTTTTCCTCAATAAACTTTTTAATCTGTCTGTAGCATCAACTTGTGGATTAGCGTCCATGTTATTCTCTGTAACACTTTCACCTGCTGGTGCTACACTGCTTTTTGTTTTTAGTTTTTGATAGATGCTGGTTACTGCACCTTCATCTTCTTGATCGTCTGGATCTAAGTCTTCAATTTTCAAACTGTCCATATTGAACTTGAGATCCAGTTTACTTCCAACACCACTACTACTACGTGTTTTCATAAACTGTATTTGCACCCTACCTCTTTCTCGCATAGCTCTACTGCTAAAGATACCAATCAAGTTATCTGCTGTATTGATCTTACTAATACCGCCTGCAATATGGCTATGGTCAAACTCTATTTCGTCAACTGCACTTCTGTTTAACTGCGATGCTGTTACAAACAGTATGCCTAGTTCAGTTGCTAAGTTGCGTAGTTCTTCACTAACAAATTTATCTTTAATAAATTGATCACTTGGATTTACTTTAACTGTGATTGGCATCATCAAGTCCAAGTAATCTACCAACAGTGCATCCACATGCAAGTTGTGTTGTATTTGATATTCTCGCAAATATGCTTTGATATCATTGATAGTGCTACCATTTTTCATTTGTATTACTTGTAGTCTACCAGCTTTTTTACTAGCCATCTTAACACGTAGTTCAACATCACTGCTATTTTTCATAACGTCTTTGGTGCTCATGCCTGTAAGCATAGCATCCAGTCTCATAGCACAAAGTTCTTCACTAAGTTCTAAACTGATGTACACAACGTTCTTGCCTTGCAAACTCCAGTTTAGTGCCAAGTTCTGCATAAACAAACTCTTACCACTACCACTACCACCTGCAAAGATGTTTAGTTCTCCTGGATTAAATCCACCATACAATACTCTGTCAAATGTTTCCCAACCAGTTGTGTTCTGTCCTCTGTTGTCTTTGATGCTTTGTATACGTCCAGCAGGATCATCCCAATAGTTTGTACCAAAGTCTTTAGCAAGTCCAATCTCAGTTGCGGCTTTGATAATGCCTTCAACTGTACCATATTCTTTGTTTTCAAGTTTATCAGCACTTGCTAAGATTGCCGCTTCAAGTGCTTTGTGTCTGCAGAACTGTTCAAAGTTATCCATAAACCAGTTTTTGTGTTCTGTTGTTAGTTTGTCTTTTACATCT